AACGTACGAGGATTCAAAATTAATTTTGTTATTCGTCATGACACTCCGGGTGTAAATCGTATATGCGTAAATTACGCTCTATTGTCTCCTAAGAACAATTCCGCTATTACCGTTACTGGGTTTTTTAGAGAAGCGGGAACTTTACGTGACGTAGACTTTTCAACCCTTCAAGGCGGGATGACATTTAACTGGTCTGGTTTGAATCCAGATAAGTTCCGCGTGCTTACACATAGGCGTTTTATTTTAAATACTACGAACGCGGGAGAAGTCAACCAGGGAAGAGAACGCGCCATCAACCGTTATTTCGGACTTAAAAGGCATATTCCGTTCGTAGACCAGAGTAGTGTACCAGAGTCACCTCTATATTGGATATTTTGGTTAGATTTCACTATGGCAGGTACTGGGTCGGCAGTCACGCCTAACGTTGCACTCGTGAATCAAAGGATCCACTGCTACTTCAAGGAGCCTCGAAGTTAGGTCCCACCCACCCACCCATAAGTCTTCTAAGTTATAAGTCTTATAGTTACGTTGATATTAAATCTCTTAGTTATCTTCTGTTACGTTAATTATTTCGTACCTGTCGTGTGTGAGTGCCTCTTCGTTAGGCTGTTCGTTCGAAAATACTATCACTTGTACTGAGACCGGTAAGATCTTCATACCACTCTCGTACTTGGGAGAGAAGATCATCCTGTCCTTCAACATTTCCAGGATCGAATATTGAAGATACTGCATCTGCTCGCGCGGGACATCAAACAAAAAGACACGTTTGGTTTCATCAATCGCGTACGCCAAATCATCACGTTTACCAATTTTTAAAACCTGAACCTTACTAGGGAACTTAGAAAGAGCCCAACGGCACATCCACGACTTACCCGAATTCCCGTCAGGATCTACGACGAAGTAGACGGTTCTGTCGGAGGGGGGAATATCGCTTTGTACCAATCCGGAAACCCTTGTTTGCCAACCGAAACGGGGGGTGGCGTCGTTAACAAGATCTGGCTCCGGGAGGAGGGCTCGCGCAATTTGGGAGCAACGCCGGGCGTAACGTGCGAAGAGAGAGGGGTTGTGGAGGATAAGTTCTCGCTCCGTAGGAATTCTTCCCAACTCGAGTACAAAATCGGTGAATCTGTCCCAGTCGGTACGATGGCCGGAGCGTCCGGAAAGCTCTCCGCGTTCGACATAGTCCCCATCTTTTTTGCAATAGTCGGATGCTTGCTGGTTGGTCCCGCGTGTGACTTCGAGGTGCGCGCGGGGGCAAAGGAGGCGTTGTGCGGTCGAGCGAGGGTGAGTCCGATGAAATACGACAAAGCCTTGCAGATGAGGAGTGCCCTGCTGACCGACTTCTTTGCCATACACGAGGTACTTGACGTTGAGGGCATCGAGCCGAGTTATGTCCTCGTCGGTGTAGTTGTTGATGGTGAAACACCATCTCGAAACTTGTTGGCGGATATTATGAGCCATTGAGTGGCGGCAAGTGTGCTAGGTAATACTGTACTAGCACACTTATTGGCGAATCGCTTTGGCGACTCGCTGAATTTATGATCGCATAATTGATTGGCATGTTATCTAGAAGGACTCCAGCGATGGTGCGCGCGTCGGCCTTGTCATTGGCGAGGGCGCGTAGAATGGGCGCGATGGATCCGCGCCTAGCTGCTTTGAAATTCGCATGGTCTAATAGAAAAAGAATGGCCGGCGCTGCGCGTACTATAGGTCGTGCTTGGCGATCGTATCGCAAAAGAAAGCGCGAAAATCCGCGAGCCGGAATCGGCGAACGTACGTCATTCGGAGTATGCAAAACCGAATCCATGGTCAATGCCGTAGGTTTAGTAAATACAAGAACGTTGTACTTCACAAATCTTTTAGAAATCGATCAAGGTACTCAAGACAACTATCGTTTAAGAGATCGTGCAAACGTACGAGGATTCAAAATTAATTTTGTTATTCGTCATGACACTCCGGGTGTAAATCGTATATGCGTAAATTACGCTCTATTGTCTCCTAAGAACAATTCCGCTATTACCGTTACTGGGT